ATTAAGCGCACGCTGTACTATAGTAGCCATTTTAATTAATTGTTCATCGTTACGAACGCCAATTTCTAAATAATCTTTTATTAATGGAACAATTAAAGTTGCATCACCAATATCAGAAACTAATGGTTTTAACTCTGAGATAAGACCACTTATTTGAGTTTCTTTTTTCTTTTGATTTTGGTAAATTTCACCTAAAATATCGGAGAATTTTTTCTTTCCAAATACTATGTTATCTAAATTTGCCATAATGTTTTGGTTATAAATATTATACCAATAAATTTATTGGAATCTAGTGTAACCGTGTTCTAGGAAATGAATATAATTACTTCTAAATATATCGTAAAGTTTATCGGCTATTTTAGTAATTTTTGGTGTTTTTACTTCAACCATTTCACGAATATAGATATAAAGTGCTTTTTTATTGAATACTTCTAATACTTCTCTTTTTCTAAATAATTCTAAGATTGCATCCGCTATTTGAGCGTCATTTTTCTTTGGAAATAATTCTAAAATATTTTCTGTAGTATATTCAACAAATAAATCAATATATTCACTTAATTCATCTTTTTTCTTATTGTAATTATCTACATTATTCCAAACATAAGTTGATCCTTCTTTTAATAAGTGGTCGGTTGGAACTTTTTTTATTTTTTTATTATAATTCTTAGTATTATATAATATTAACCATCTTTTTACTATAGTACCAAAATAAGAATATGCTTTAGCTCCCTTACTTGGATCAAATAAATGCATTTTGGTCAATAAGAAAGTAATAATTTCATGTTGTAAATGTTCTAAATTATTTACCTCTGTATGGTAGAATTTAAATGTATGAATTATATTTTCTGTTAACTTAAAAAACGCGTAATGAATGCGCGCTTCGTAGATTTTAGATCTTTTTTCAGAATCTGGAGTGTTATTGTATAGTACAATAGCATCCTCTGTGTCTTGAGTAAAATAGTTTTTACTCTTTTTCCTTCTTTTTTTTGCCATTAGTCAGCTTTAAATCTTGATACATCTTCTTGTAACCTTTTTATTTGTTTAAAAAACCAACCAATTTCATCATCACTTTTAAAAATACCTTTAGCATCAATTTCTTTTAATCTATCTTCGGTATTTTCTATTTGTTTGCTATATTCAGATATAAACCTATCATATCTTATGACTACGTCCTCAATCTTCTCTACTTTACGCATTAAATTTACTGTTGTGTAAATAAACACAACAATAATTAAACTTAAAAATCCTATTATTATTTCCAAAATCATTATTATAAATTATCTAACATATTCTTTAAACCTTCACTTTTTACAGTATTTAATGCTCTGTTTTTTGTAGATGATTTTTTATTATTAGACAATGTAGTAACCTTTTTTTGCCCCTCCAAATTATTTTGAGAAAGCTTTGGCAGCCACTCCATTTCAAATTCTAATCTAGCAGCCATTAAATCAGCTTGGTGTAAAATAAATGGTAAAGATGTACGAGGTTTTTGTTCAGGCATATAAGCAAATAAATATTTTTTATTAGCTTCATCATATAAACCATCATGTGTTTTAATGGCTAACATTTCATTAAAAGTAACCTGAATATCGTGTTGTTGTAATAAAAATAAACTTCTATCTGGAACAGAGCAAAAAGGCACTTTTTTATTAAACATATAATCTTCACCTAATTTATCTTTTCTCCATTGATCTGTCTGGGGGATATATGATTCATTATCTTTATCTCCCATTTTACCTAAGTCATGGTTTATAGCAGAAAATACTAATTCTTCTGTAGTGAAAGTAGACATATCACAACCTAAATTTTCCCAAATTGGGAGTAATTGTAATGCTGCATCAACTACTCTATTAACATGGTAAACATAACCACCTGGAAAAGCTGAGTGGTATTCTTTTTTATGTGCTGCTGGCATTAAGATAATTCTATCTTCATACCTCTTATAAAATTTACTTAATTGATCTCCTCTATTACCTGAGATGTGGGTTTTAATGTTGTTTTGGAATACTTCCCAATTTGATTGAATTTGTTCTGCTGATAGTTTCATAACTGTTTTATATTTGTTTAATTAATAATTTCCATCCCCCGGTGTTGCCTTTATTCTCATCCCATTTTTTCAAAAACCCCGTGATTCCAAGGTATATAAAATAAATTGGGGAGGCACGGAATTTTATACTTCTTTTTTCAATTTAATTATTTTCAATAAAAACGCGCATCTTTCATATTGTTCAATATCTGGGTCTGAAAAATATTCTAATGCTGCTTCTAATGATTTTAAGAATGGATCTCTTTTAAATTCTATTATTGCTTTTAAATGATTTTCATCATCAATATCTATTTGTTTGATATAATGCCATGCTCTATTATATACCGTAAAATCCGAAGCTCTTTTAGTATCTTCAATATCAAAGTTAGGTTGTTCTTTTGACAAAAACTGTTGTAATTTTTGGTGAAATACCCAATTATTTACTATAAGTTTTGTAAACATACCAATTTTGGCAAATGGTTTTTCTAAAAAATCTTTTTCGAGGTTCATTAATACCTGAGCATCTTCTTTTTCCTCGGGACTTCCAAATAATTGAAATAATTTATTTTTATCTATCATCTTTTACCACCATAATATTCATTGGCATAACCTTCATTTACTAAAGTTTTATTAACATTTACTTCATCAACCCATAAAATACCTAAACATCTACCAAATTTACCAACTCCAAAAGATTCAAGAATAAATTTTCCACTATCTAATAATTCTTCTAATCTCTTTTTAGCTTCTAACCCTTTGGCTTTTTCTTCTAAATCTCTAGTTCTGGATTCTGGGGCATTTATCCCCATCATTCTAATTCTTACTTTTTTAAAGGTACTAAATCCTAAATCAACAAGAGCATCAATGGTATCTCCATCAACTACTCTTACTACTGTGGCGTGGTATTTAAACATGGTGATTATTTAATTATAAATATTAAATTAATCTTCACTTTTTGATAAAAATTCAGCTTTATATATGGCTTTTAATTTTTCTTTTCTTTTTCGAGCTGAGGGCTTGATAAATTCTTTCCTCTTTCTGATTTCTTTTACCACACCAGTATCCCTAAATTTACGTTTAAAACGCTTTAGGGCCTGGTTAATGTTTTCATTTTTTCGGATTTTTACAATTAACATATTATTCTGATTCGTTAGCCCATTGGTTATCTAATTCAGTAGAATCAGGAACTTCTATTAATTCCCTTAATTGTTCTTCAACTTCTTCAATTTCATTTTCAACATCTACCTTAATTTGTTTTAGTTTATCATATTCAACAATGATATCTACTTTTTTAGGATTTTCTGGATGGTAACTCCAAATTTCTTCCATTATTGTAACTGTTGCCATTAAGTCATTTATCAATTCTGACTTTTGGTTTTCTAATTTTTGTTTTATATTACTCATAATTAATTATTTATTTTAGTTATATTTAATCTTTTTTTCATGTATCTATGATTTTGTGCCAATTCTATTTCCAAATTAGCATAAGTATCAGCTTCGATTATAATGTTTTTTTCAACAATTCTATCTCCAATTTTTGCTCCATTTTTACATCTTTTAGCTTCGGATGCTAAGTAATTTATTTTATATTTTGCCATTAGTGTACTATTATATTAAACATTTCTTCTGTTATTACTCTTTCACCTACATCCATATTATAAGTTGTTTTAGTAAATATTTTTAATGTATCCCCAACCATTGTATTATCTAAATAAAACTGTTGTCTGGGGTTATAATTATATCTACTATTTGTCCCTAACATAGTTATTGCATAAGGACACTCCCAACAGAAATTTTTCTGTATTTGATACCCAGCAATATTTAAAGGTGGTTGGATTTGAGCTAAATCTGTAAGTGTATATTCTAAATTACCAACTGGAACTGGATTATTATATCCTCCCCCAGTAAACCAACTTAACACTGAATAAGTAGGTACGGTAAATGATAAACTATCGAAAGCTATCCAATAATCAGAATCGTATTCAGTCATAATTAATGGTACATCATTAATAACATAATGATCAGCCATTTCATCTAATTCACCTCTAATTGTAAAATATTTTGGCCCGTAAAATTCAATATGCCAATAACCGTTTGCATCTTGATATGCATTAGGTTGAACTAATTCATCAATATAAAACCTTGAATTACAATCCCCATCTAAACATGGATAGGGAGCGATCTCCTCCTTACTACAACTAGCAAGGAGAAAACCTATTCCTAATATTAATAAAAACCTATTCATTATGCTTGTGCGTATTCAAGTGCAATATCAAACATTTTACTATTCAGATCCATATCTTGTTTAAAGTTTTTAATCTGTCTAGCTTTTCTATGTTTGGTACCAATTGTATAATCAAAATCACCTTCAATAATTTTTTCTTGGATTACATTAAACACACTCCATAAATCATCACCTTTATCTTCAGGTCTAACTGGAGTAATAAACTCATCCATATCAATTGTAATTCTTCTTAATTCATCCTCTGGGAATCTAACTGCTAACATATCTTTAGCAAATTTAAGAATTTGTTTTTCTTCCATTTTAGTTTCAATCATCTTATTCATGGAATCAACTGTTAATGGTAATCTTTCAGTCATTTCAGTAACTTGTTTTTGTAACTCATCAAAATCATATCCCATATGTCTAATTGCTACTTTTTCAAATTCATTAGTAGAAATAACTAAACCATTTTCACAAACCATTCTAAATAACCCTGCAGTAAATGTAAATGCATTTTTACCATCATGTGAATTAGTTAATAATATTTGTGGGAAAACAGTATCAATTGGGTTTTTCTTTGCAAATGTACCATTAGTTCTTCTATAACCCGTAGGTGAAGTACTTGATTCTACAATATTATCAGGCATCTGATTAATTACAATATCAGGATTTCTAAATACTACAAGGTGTTTTTGGAAACCTCTAGTAGTTTTTTGTCTAGCTTGAACTTCTTTAGCATCAATAACTTTCCATCCCAATAAATCCATATCATCAATTAATTTATCAGTTGGAATGTGTGAATATTTGCTTGAAACCTCAGGAGAGGGCTTAGTTGAGAAAATACTTGGAGCGATCTCTCTTAACTCATCTTTACTTTTATAATCTGTACTTTGTAAATCTAACATAACTTTTATTTGTTTTTTAATTATTAATATGGGGTAAATATACGAAAGGGAGCCTGGGCAGCCAAGCTTCCTGCGCATTACTTTTTATTTTTTTACTAATAAACTTGGTGAAACTGTATACATTCCTCCAACTCTACCATCACCAACATCACTAGCTTGAACTTTAATATTCTTATTATTAATTTTGGTAATTCTAAAATTTTGCTTAGGATCAATTTTCTTATGATCTATACCTACGATATCACCTACTCTAAATGATGATTTAGCTGAATATTGTAATTCTGATCTACGAACAGAAACAGCTTCTCTAATTTTATTAATTTCTGATTGGTCTGAATTTTTAATGAATTCTAACACTTCGTTTAAATTTGACATAACCTTTATTTTTTTATTATTAATATACCGTGAATATACGAAAGGTATCCTGGGGAGCCAAGCCTCCTGCGCATTACTTTTAAGAAATTGTTAAAGTAATTCCACCGGTAGCTCTTAACATTGAAGAACTAACTGCGACATTAGATGTAGGGGTAAATTGGTATGAGCTAGCACCTGAAGGTACAACAACTGAAGATATATAAGATGAAGTTACTAATGTCTTTGCATCTATATTTGTAAAAGAAGCATAAGTACCTAAAGCATTAGTTGCCTGTCCAGCATAAGATCCAGTTGCATTTCTTACAGTTTCTACTGTAAAATAAGCTGAGCTAGATAATGGATTACTTAAAGTAAATGTTTTAGCCCCAGATAAGGCTTCTGTAGGTGTTCCTGCTCCATTTAATTGTACGAAAGTATAAGATGCCATTAGTTATTTTATTATAAATATTAAATATTATAAGTAAATTTATAACCATTAAAAGAAGCATTAAATTTAGCTAAACTAAATCTTTTAAATTCCACCTCAGGTTTAGGTAATGTATAACCAAGTAAAAATGTTCTATCAGTCCATACTCCATCTCCAGCAGTGTGGGAAGTTAAATCTTCTACATCTTCTTTAATTATATCAATAAAAGGTATAAAACCATCTTTTAATTTTCTTACCCATCTTACTTGGTTAAATTGATTAGCTCTAGGAGCATATATATCAAAGGGTAAATGCTCAATATAAACATCAGCTGCTTTACTTACTGGGAGTTGGTGGTCATATAACCATTGGGCTCCTTTTCTATTTAAAATATAAGCATGAGCAGCCCATTGATCAGGTTTGAATCTTTTATAGGCACCCCAAGTAGAATTACCATGTAAAGGTCTATATTCTCTATCATCAACTAAAGCAATTTTTCTTCCATATTTACCTAAAAATATACACCCCCAATTTTTTTCTTCTACACCATCTCTAATTTCTTCAATAGTATCTGTATTAAAATCTTCTGATAATTGTATATCATCTTCAAAAAAACAAGCTGTTTCTTCACCACTGTCCAAAAATGCTTTCCAAGCTTTTCTATGAGATAAAGCACAACAAATAATACCAACCGTCCACCACCCATTAGGATCAATTACTTCGGGTGCTAAATGTTTATTAATCCAATCATTATCATTTTCAAATTCTTTACCATCAATAGCATCTATAACAATAGTATTTTCTTCTCCTAATATACTAAGAGTTCTATTCTTTCTATTTTCATGCCTTTTTAAATTAATGACATAATTTTTACCAAATCCTAAATTCATATTGTTTTTCCTAATTCTTCTTCCATTTCATCACTCATAAAAGCAGCCCATTTACCTTTAGGGCATGATGATGACATAGATCTAATTTTTAAAGCTAAAATACAACCACAATCAGCACAACAAGGAGCAGTACCAGGCATAGCACAATGATCTCCTCTTCTATCTATATATTCACATGAATCACAAATAGACCATCTTACATCAGCTATTTCTTCAACATCATCTTTAGTGAATACTTTATTTTTTATCCCCTCTGCTATAGCGGGTAAATTCCCAAATGCATTAATTAATTTATTAAATCTCCCCATTTATATCTTCTTTAACAATTGCCCAACTTTCATCTGCAAACTTAACTAAATTTTTACCTGCTAAACTATCAATATATTCTCTAACACCTGGCCAATTATAATCATGACCCGCAATTATTCCACCTTCATTTAGTTTAGGGATATACAAATTTATATCTCTAGTTATATCCTCCAATTTATGACTTGCATCTATATAAACAAAATCAATTGAATTATCTTCAAATTTGTCAACTACATTATAACTATAGTCCTGAATTAACTCTACTTTAGTTTCTCCTAATTGAGATCCATCACCATCAAAATATTTTGTATTAAAATCAAATTCTTCCTTAATTTCACTCCAATCTTTCCCACTTATATCATTCATCATTTCAAACCCATCAAAAGGGTCAATACAATAGATATGATCAAAGGCCATAGAAGAGGCAAATAACAAAGTAGATTCACCACTATAACAACCAATTTCTATCATTTTAGTATTCTCTCTATAAGGAAAAGAAAATCTCTCACTAATTTGTAAAATTAAATTATTAAGACCGAAAAAATAACGATTAGATCTAGTTTTATTATTTCCCATAATAGTAGGGTTCCAATCTAATGGGGGATTAAAACGAGTACTTTTCATAAACTATAATTTATCATAAATATTACTACAAACCAAACTCTGTCTCTCTTATACAATATATCATCCAGCTATACATATATACTATATAACCATAAGATACATAAAATTATTTGGATTGGCACGGGGTCTTTCGTATATTGTGGGTACATGCACAATCACTATATACGTTTAGAACAAGATATACTCAGACCAATCGTTGAGAACGAAAAGAAGGTAATAGTAATGTTTGGTTCCAAATATTGTAGTTGGTGTAAGATAATAGTAGAAAAACACCTAAATAATTTGGCTATTGAAAATAAGGATAGTACATTGGTGTATATAGAAGCAGAAGATGCAATGGGAGGGTGGATATTTCCAAAGTCCATGAGATTATTACCCAAAGAACCCGATCAATGGCCTTGGTGGGCATGCTTCAAAGATGGTAAGTGCATTGATACCATCCCTACTTCGGCAATGTGGGAAATAAATCAATGGATAGATAAACAAAAGTAATATGGAATTAATTATTTTTTATGGTTTTGGTGTTATATCTGTTAGTATTGCATGGTTGCTATATAAGGGTGACCGTATAAATAAACAGAATGATCACATGCTGGATCGGCTACAACATCATCTTAATATCTCCTCTTTACGAGAAGCTGATTTTAATGAAAAGATCGGTGATGTGGAGATGCGTATGGGTGATATAAATTCAGCGATGAAGAAGGATTCGTATGCGAGTATATCGAAGCAGAATCAAAAGCTGGATAAATTGTATAAAGATCTAGAAACATTAAAGCGTATTGTGAGTGAGGAAAAAGTTACATCTAGTACCGCGCATAAAAACTTAGCGGAGCAAATAACGGTAACGAAAAATACGTTAGATGCATTGCGGAATGATCCAAATATGATCTCGAGATATTAGTATATACTCAATCGATGTGGAAAAATTCTAAAAATCGTGAAGTGTTTATTAATGAATTTCGAAAGAAAATTGGCAACCGGCACTTTTTATACGAGAGTGGGGAATGGGTCGAGATAGATTTACCTATCCAACCATTTAAACCATCGGTTCATAATAAACCAAAATAGTATAAATAAAAATATTACTTTAATTAGTGTCAATACCTCTACGAGTTAGTTCTCTTTCGATAACGTTTCTCTTTCTTGGCAACGATTTTAAGTATTTCAATAGATCTTCTGTAGATGTATTACTTACTGTGTAGTGTTTCCACGTCCACTTTTGTAACATACGACCTCTAGCGTCTCTTTGATATTCTTTACTACTTGGTTTAAGTTTTACTGGCATTAAATTGTTCTAAATCTTCTGGAATTATTCCAATAAACACGTGGTGTTTCTCCTAAGAATTTCTTCTTACTTACTCGTCTATTGAATTCGTTTCTAATGGTGTTTAGTTGGGTGTTTCCGTTTTCTTGGTTTGTAATTGTGCTCATTAACATTTATATAAATATATTTGCTATACATATACAATTCTTGATTAAAATCACCAATTTAGTCACGGTTCTTTCACCATTATTTACGTATATATTTGTATATACCAATCGATGTGTAAGATCGTGTTCGAGTTATAAATGCCCCCCAACCTTTTTACAACGTATACACGCATATATGGACATCAGTGCGCGTGGGATATATACATAATATGGCGTACGGTATATATATAGAATATAGTATCCGGTGTCATATAATAGTCATATACGAAAGGTGTACCGCCACAATATTTATACCGGGGGTTATAAAGCATATATTAATAAGTGATAAATAGTAAGGGGCGCGGATGCGCCCCTCTACATATTCGGTACAAGGTAAGTACCGTCGTAAATAATAATAAGGTTATATTGCCATATTCAATGGCTCGGTAAATAACCACCCGACATGTTTCGCTTGGTCTAATGAGAAAAATTGCTTATTCATCTCACCACCACGCCTATTCTTACTGAACCACATCGCTCTACCACCCTCAGCATTAAACTTCATATGTGCCATTGCAGTAATCATATGTTTAAATCTATT